CCCAAAGCTCTATTATGGACTCAATCAAGGCTCGGAGCCAAGTCAAGGCTACTGACACCGAAACAACGGGCAGTACATCTACTAAATGGGAAAAGCCAACAGGAACACATGCTTGGGATTATCAACCGGGTGGTAAAGAATTAAAACCTGAGGTTGCGGAAAAAATCTCAGCAGATGTTCAAAGTGCAAAACTAAAACAATTGCTGGGGCAGATTAAACAGTCATGAGTAATGTTTATTGTTCGATGATACACAGTGGCCTTCAATTAAATTTCAAAGGACCCAAGGTAACTGCTCAACATTGTTGTTTGCGTAATAATCAATTCCCAATAGATATTACGACTAATTTTTGGGAAGATTCTAGATTTATTCCCTTACGCGAAACAAACAAACAAAATGTATGGGCACGTGGATGTGAGAATTGTCAAGATTTAGAAGCCGCTGGTCAATTTAGTTATCGTACAGGCATGAACGATGGTCTTGCTGGGGATATCTTAAATTCTTCTGGACCAAAAAGAATAGACCTTCAATTTGATACAAGTTGTAATCTTGCTTGTAGATCCTGTGGTCCGTGGTCAAGTACTTTTTGGCAAAAACATCTTAAAGATCATGGCAATTGGAATAAACCTATAGAATCAACATATCACTATAAAGATGTAATTTTGGCATTGAGCAAACTTAATTTGTCTAATCTTCGGATGCTTGTATTTTCTGGTGGCGAGACTCTCCTAGGTCAAGTCTACTGGGAAGTAACCAAGTGGTTGGCAGATAATGTGCCCAATGCCAAAGAACAATTGACATTATGTTTTCAAACAAACGGAACCCAGCCAATACACCCAAGAAATTATGGACTGATTGACAAATTTCACTTGGTTAAATTACATGTGAGTTTGGATGGGGTTGGTGAAAGATTTGAATATCTGCGCTGGCCTGCTACTTGGCGCCAAGTAACAGATAACATAATGCATGTCCGCGAAACTGCACCAAGTAATGTAATGTTTCACATTGAAGAAACAGTAAGCATTTTTAATCTTTTTTATTTGAGTGAGTTAGAAGATTGGGTTGCCAAACACTTTACTATCAACAGAGAAGGCGACATAGTTAATCATGGCAAGCACATGGCTCGTGGCATATTTGATCTAGCAAACTGCACACAAGAATATGTTGATGCAATGCAGGACAGTCACTATAAAAGTTTAATCCCACATAATTGGAAAGAGAATTCAGTTAATATATCTAATATGATTCAAGAGATTTGTAAATTTGACAACTTCAGAAATGAATCATTTCAAAAAATATTTCCTGAAGTTGCAAAATTTTATACTAGATATCTTAGTTAAACAGCCACGCCCTTGATAACAACAAAGTTCAACACAATGGCTTCACTCAGTGGTCCGCCTGAAAAGTTAGTTATGCTAATTCTACACGACCCAGCTGCCACAGCGTCTACTTGAACGTTGTACGCACCGGCAGTTGCGCCAGAAGAAATACAAACATACACTACGTCGGTAGCAGCAATCACGCTGTTGGTCAAAGTAAAGCTGACTTCTGCTGCCGCAGACAATGCAGCATTGTTTAATGTAATCTGTCCGCAACGCTTGTTTAGTGTAACGCCTGTTGCTTTACTAGTAATCTGTGTAACAGCACCACCTGTTCCGGTTGAATACCCAACAGCAGATCCTGCGCTGCCCAGCAATGGGCGATTTAGATCGTAAACAGTTATGGTAGTACCGTTGTCTGTGGTTGTGAATTGAAATTGATAAGTTCCAACAGCGTCAAATGTGATCACGTTTGAACTAATGCCTTGAATACCAACAATGCCCAGAGTAACTGCGGCAGGCAATGTCAACGTGTACGCGGTGTTAGTAACATTGACAGCCACCTGTAGCATTCCTGCTGTGCCAGAAATAGGCCAGTTAGAAAATCCAAGGCTGATTGAACCGCTGGTGCTGACATACTGGTATTGACCAGCACTGTAATCCAGTGTAATTGAACCAGATGTTGCAGTGTTTTGCACATAAGTCCAACTAACGTCTTCTAATTTTACAGAGTAGATTAACCCATCATTCATGTTGTTGTCAAGTGTGGTCCCACTCAACGCTGCTTTGACCACTGCCTTGTTTTGCAACTCAGTGATTTCATCAGCTGCATATTGAAAATTCGTTGATGTATTGGTAAAATTGTCTCTAAAACCTTGAGTATTATTGGGTACGCCGGCAACTGGGTAGTTACCGTCGATGTCGTTGGGGTTGATTTGACTAGTCATAAAAATGTCCTTGCTTGCTATCAATATTTATTGCTAACCCAAATCCGCTAAATAATACAAAGGTGCCCCAAGCGATGCAGAAAAAGACACGCAGTATTTTAGAAGAATTAGAATCACTCTATGTAGATCGTGACCGCCGTCTTCTAATAGAAACCCGAGCTAAAACTTTGATCGAAAACGCAATACGTCTAATGGAACAGATTGACACGGAATATACTCCAGAACAATCTGAAAATTTGCAAAGAAAATTACTCAATGCAATCCGTCATCGTGACACCAGCAAATTTGCTAGATCAGTCAGGAGAACTCATGCAGATTTATGAAATTACCAGTAAACACTCAGTTACTGAAGGCGTAATGGGCAGAGCCTTTACCAGTGCAATTACCAACAAGTTATTGCCCGGTGCCAATCCAAACACTCCCGGAGGGGCCAGTACTGCTCCAGGGCAACGAGGCAACAAAGCCTTTGACATCAACAGCCCACAGGTTGCCTTGCTGGCTACCAAAGCTGAAGCTTCCTGGACACAGACTCTCAAAACCATGATTGGGAATTCAAAAAATCCTGGACTGAACACAGCATCATTGGATCCAATTGACGTGGAACAAGCTCTAGATGACAACGTGAGTGGGCTCCTGGGGTTCAACATCAAGGACGCTAATGCATGGCAAACCCCTGAAGGAAAACAGGCCACGGCTGCCCTGGCATCAGCCAAGGAATTGGTTATCAAGGCCAGTACTGATCCTGCACAAACGCCAGAGCAAATGGAACAGTCTTGGCTGCGCATGGCACAGGCCATAATGGAAGCACAGATCATTGAAGAATTCATGTCTAGGGGAGCAGGAGCAGGCCCAGCAGCCGCTCAACCACCAGTTACATTGGGTCCCAAGGGCGAAGTTATGATTGGCCGACAACCAGCAAGAATTAGCGATCCTGAACAACTGGCTCAAATGCAAGCATTAAAAGCAGCCTTGGAGAAAGCTGGCGTATGAAATCCTTGAGAACTCTATTAGAAGGCGGCAATGTTTTTAAAGATGCCCAAGGGCAGCCATTAACACAGCGTATCAATCAAGCTGATGTACCAGGAACTGTTCAATGGGTTGAAGCATTGACTGGAATTGATTTCAGTTCAGATTTAGACAGTGAAGGACAGCCAGTACGTTGGCTAGGCAGCACTGGCAAAAAAGCATCTTCAGGCGACTTGGACCTGGCTGTAGACAGCAATCAAGTTACCAAGCAACAATTAACAACATTGCTTACTCAGTGGGCCCAACGTAGCAAACTTGATCCAAGAGAATACATTGCTTCCAAGGGCGAAGTACATTTGCGAACCCCAATCAATGGCGACCCTTCGCAAGGTTTTGTGCAAACAGATTTTATGTTTTTCCCTAACCTAGATTGGGGTACATTTTTTTATGCTGGCGGACAAAATTCAGCCTACAAAGGGGTGAACCGTAATGTGTTGATGAGTTCAATTGCCAAGCAACTGGGACTCAAGGTAGGCGCCAATGGAATGTTCAGCAGAACCAACAATCAGTTGATCAGCATGGATCCAGATCAAGTGGCTGAGTATTTGTTAGGGGCCGGTGCCACCAAGGACAATCTGCGTAACGTAGAAAGCATATATGCAGCCTTGGCCAATGATCCTAATCGTGACGCCAAACTAGCTGACTTTAAAGAATATTTACAACGTGAAGGTTTGCAAGAGCCCACGATGGCAGTCAAGGAACATTCGGATGTGCACTTCTTGGCCAAGCTACGAGACAGACTTGTGAATCAAGGCATGACGCCGTTGATCGAGCAAGAAACTGCTAATCCCTACAGACTGTACGAAGCTGACGCTCCCGGCGTGGGTGGCAGAGCCAAGGGCATTGAACACATTGAAGATTTGATATTCCGTAACGGTCGTCGCGGTGGCGAACAGGCCTTGGAAATTGTCAGTCAAGCAGCCGCTGAACCACACAAAACAACCAGTGTAAAATGGGACGGAAAACCTGCTTTGATATTTGGGCGCAAACCTGCCACAGGCGAATTTGTGTTAACTGACGGTTCAGGATTTGAAGCCAAGGGCTATGATGGCCTAGCAACATCACCTGAAATGATGGCTGCTATTCAAAGTCGTAGATCTGGTGAGCGCGGCGAACTCATACAACTCTATGCCACATTGTGGCCTGCGCTGGAAGCAGCCACGCCAGAAAACTTCCGGGGCTATGTCAAGGGCGATTTACTGTACACAGAAACACCACCGCTAGAAGCCGGCAACTATGTGTTCAAACCCAATACAGTACAGTATCGTATTCCGGCCAAATCTTCTCTGGGACAAAAAATTGGTAACAGCCAAATTGGCATTGCCATGCATACCATGTATGCAGATCAAGGCGAATCCAAACAACCCTTGAGCCGTATAAGTTTCAACGAAGTGCCGGGCCTGTTATTGATCACTCCCATCTATGGCAAGAGTCTAGAGTTAAACAGTGACAAGACAAAAGAAATTAAACAAATATTAAGCAAGCACGGCAACAGCATTGACATACTGTTCAATCCTTCAGAGTTGCGAGCAGCACAAATTACGGATCTTGCCAAGCTGTGTGTAGACTACATCAACAAACGCATCAATCCACAATACTCTGGTTATACCGGAGACTTTTCTAATCTTGTGGGCGGGTTTGGTCAGTATTTGGAACAGACTGTGACTCCCAAGAAATTTGCCAACATTGTAGAATACCTCAAGAACCCCAGCACTAATCAACAAGCCTTGGCCGCGGCATTTACTATCTTTATAATGTTGCACAATCTCAAACTGGATATCTTGAGCAGTCTAGATCTCAAGGATCCCGGACACGAAGGTTGGGTTATGGCCACGCCTGCAGGCTATGGCAAAGCAGTAAATCGCTTTGATTTCACTGCTAGAAATCGTGCCCAAAACAACCCCCAACAAGCATAATTTTTACCAAAAGGCTAAATAAAAGCAGGTCCAACAAGACCACTAACTTTAAAGGAAATTTATCATGGCTTATCTTACCCCCGTAAATGGTGATGCACAACCGGTATTTGCATTAGACGTACAAAACGGTCCAGTCGCTGCTTCTACAAGCACCGGCGGCGTTACTGGCACAGTTCAACCAGCTGGTCCTAAGCTTGACTTTGTTCGCTTTGTTGCTAACACCAGCATGGCTACTCAGTCAGGCGTACAAGAATACGTTGCCAACGTTATTCAAGCTCTGCAACAAACTTGCACAGTTGCTATGTACCAAGTTGACACAACTGCTTTGTCAATTGCATACTACCCAACTGGCGCATTTGCTAACACCACTGTAGCTTTGTCTGCCGCCAACATTACCTTCACTGGTTATCAGTTGGACAGCGCAACGTTCAATGGCTTCAAACTAGCTTCTTAATTTTTAGACTTGTTCTAAACCACCCCGGGATTAAAAACTCCGGGGTATTTTTTTGCCGTAAATATCACACGATGAAGTATATGTGCAAAACCCTTTTTGACTGCTCTCCCACCGGGATTACTGGGCATTTTCGCATAGGGCAAATCCCATTTGAAGATCAGTCTGGGCAAACAATCAACAACGTCAATGACTGGAATCGGTCAAGAAATCAACAACGAAACTTTGAAACACTGATTCAAATTATCAGCTTGCGCAGCCAGCCAGAGCGCATTCAAATGCCACACTGTGCAGATGGAGTTTGGAGTTTTAGTTTTGAAGTTGAAGCAGAAAGCACATTTGGTATTTCTGGCAACCATGATCCCTTTGCGGCGCTGTGCCAAGACTGCAACGGTGTGCCCATGTTAACTGGGTTAGACGAGCGCAGTGACATAGATCCTGTGTTGCGTCCTAATCAAAACATTTGGTTTGAAACGGTAAATAACTGATTATGACAGAAACCACAGACATTGAAAAGAAAAGTCTTGAAGCCCATGTTGAATTGTGTGCAGAAAGATACAAAGCATTAGAACTGCAAATCAGTTCAGTGCAAAAAGACATTGACGATGTCAAGGCGGTGGTCAAAGAAGTGCACGGAATTGTGCATAAAATGTCCGAAAAACGCAACAATCAATTAATTTCCTGGGGCCTGGGAATCATAACATTTTTAGCTGGCACAGTTGGCTGGCTAGTCACTCACTACGTATTAAAATGACACGAGAACAAAAGCTAGAACGCTGGGCCGAAAAGCAAATCGTAGAATCAATCCACAATCTCATTGTTGATGATGAACACGGTGGTTGGGTAGTGTTTGGGTGTTATCACCTTACCCCAACTGAGTCTAGCTTTGCAGTATACAGATACACCAGCTTGGCTGGAACTTTTAACAGCAAACGCAGTGCTATTAGCTGGTGTGTAGCAGATAAAAATAATCAACTCAACTTGGCTTTCAACATTAAGAAATTAGATGCTCAAAAAAGTCTAGTGGCAGCAGACATAGAATGTAGACGCAGTGTTGCTAACCGCAGCAGTGATCCACTTTTTCGTGAAACTGTTAAAACCAAGATTGAACCTAAAATAATTTATTACAAAAGTATTTCCGCTGAACTTGAAAAATGTATAAATTCGGCTAAATATTTACAACTTAGAGGATTCTCAAATGAAATTGCAAGAACTGGCCGCGCCTAACCCTACCAAACAAATAGCTCGTGTATTCGAGAGTTACTTTGGCAAGAGTATAACTATGGAGTCGCTTAACCGCAAACAAGCATCAGTTATGCTGACCAAGGTACGTGGGCTCATGCGTGAGCATCAAGGTACCAGCGCACGTCATTACAGCGAGCGTAACCCCAGCTATCTCAAACTGCTGATGATTGAGCAAGCATTGTCTACTCGACTGTCAGAAATGATGCCCCAATCATCAGCACTGTCTGCCCCTGCCGCGCCTGGTGCAGTACCTGCCAAACCAGGACAGCCTGCTCCTGGTTCTGCTCAGCAAATTGACCCAAAACTCAAGGTTGCACAAGACAAGCTCAAAAAAGGTCAGACACTGAGTTCTGAAGAACAGCAGTTGGTCAACACCAATGCAGCCAGTGTGGCCGAAAGTCGTTTACGCAGAGCCTATCGCATGTTGAAAGAAAGCGAAGTACAACAAGCTCAAGTTGTTCTTGCTGCTCAAGACATGGTTGACAAAATGCAAGGCATGTTGGAAGATGTTAGCGAATTGCAATTCAAAGAACTACCAGCACTTGTTGATTCAATCAAGAATCAAGTTGGTATTGACCAAGCCACACAATTTAATGCTGATGCATCAGCAGCCTTGTCTGGCTTGATGCAAAATCTACAAGGCGCCAAGCAACAACTTGATGCTGCCTTGGGTGTAGTAACTGGTACGACTCCGCCACCTGATGCTGGTATAGCTAGCCTGGGGGCTGCCCCAGCTGAGCCAGTACCACCTGAAGGTATGGAAGCAGATGTTGAAGCTGGTGCCGAAGCTGGTGCCGAAGCCGGAGCTGATGCTACTGCTGATGAACTAGATGCAGTTGCCGCACAGGCCGGTTCTCTAGGTCGTTCACGTAGATAATGTTAATACGAGAAGTTGCCGACAATACCGCAGGCACACCCAGTCCTGACAAGCTGTTGGGATTGGTAGACTTCTTGTCTGGTCGCGCTGAAGATGAATCGGCACGTAAAGAAATTAGCCAGGATGCATTTTTAAGCCTGGCTCAAAGTTTGGGTATTACAGTTACCAAACAGATGTTACCTGGGCTAACCAATCAACCTCCATTGAGCAATGTGTTGGAACCCTTGGCCCCGGGCACAGAAGATCCTATAGTTTACAAAGGTGGTGACCCTATTGATACGGCCATGCCTGTAAACAAAGCTCAAGATATTGTGGCGTCAGCAGCCAAATCGGCAGCAAAAAAGGATCGCGGAGTTTGATTGAGTCAACTAAAGGTTGGCCAAACACGTTAAATATAGTATACTGCTAACACAAAGGAGTTTTGCTATGAAACGATTTATTGCTACCCTGCTTATTTTGACTAGTTCTGTTGCATTTGCGCAACACCGTAATCCTTATGGTTATGCTACTGGGTCACCACAACAGCATCATCACCGTCATCATGGTGGCGGTTGGGGATGGGTAGCACCGGCCATAATTGGCGGTGCAGTGGTTTATGCAATTACTCGTCCACCTGTTCTTGCACAACAGCTACCAGTGATGACTACACCTCCCACAGACATAGTTTACATTGACGGTTTTGCATATCGCAAACAATGGATCCTGGTCAACGGTGCTTACCAAGAAGTGCTGATAAGGATCTAACATGGCATACTCAGACAAAGTTGTAGACCACTATGAAAATCCCCGGAATGTCGGCTCTTTTGACAAGAGTGATACTGATATTGGTACTGGTATGGTTGGCGCACCTGCTTGCGGAGATGTCATGAAATTACAAATAAAGGTTGATCATGATACAGGTATTATTACAGATGCAAAATTTAAAACGTATGGCTGCGGATCGGCTATTGCGAGCTCGAGCCTTATTACCGAGTGGGTCAAAGGCATGCACATCGACCAAGCCGGATCAATCAAAAACTCCGATATTGCCGAAGAACTAGCATTGCCTCCAGTTAAGATACATTGTAGCATTCTTGCTGAAGACGCGATCAAAGCCGCAGTGGACGACTATCGTAAGAAACATGATCTCGTTAACTGATGCGGCCTATCGAAAAATCCAACA